AGACGAAAACGAAGAAACCCAATAAAACCGCTTGTCTATGCGGTGAGCAAATGGCATTTAAGTATACAACAGCAATAAAGAAGTTACGCAAATTAAAGGCACGAAAGAAAGTAGTGCAAGGCGGAACAAGTGCGGGTAAGACATTCGGGATACTTCCTATACTAATTGACAAGGCAGCAAAGCAATCAGGGTTGGAGATAAGTGTAGTATCCGAAACCATCCCACATTTGAGGCGTGGCGCGATAAAAGACTTTCTAAAAATCATGCACGAGACTAACCGATACTTCGAGGCTAATTGGAATCGCACGTTATTAACCTATCGTTTTGCCAATGGTTCCTACATCGAGTTCTTTAGTGCAGAGCAAGAAAGTAAACTACGAGGTGCAAGGCGTAACATCCTATACATTAACGAGGCCAACAACATTAGTTTTGAAAGTTACCATCAGTTAGCAATAAGGACATCGGATGATATATGGTTGGACTTTAACCCGACTTCGGAATTTTGGGCGCATACCGAAGTATTAAAAGATGATGACTCCGAACACATCATATTAACCTACAAAGATAACGAGGCACTACCTGAGAATATTATAAAGGATATTGAGAGTGCAAGGGATAAAGCCGAAACATCAAGCTATTGGAAAAATTGGTGGGCTGTATATGGGTTAGGACAGATAGGTAATTTACAAGGAGTAGTGATAGACAATTGGCAACAATGCGATGCTGTGCCGGTTGATGCTAAGTTAGTGGCATACGGAACGGATTTCGGATTTACAAACGACCCTACCACATTATTAGCAGTTTACAAACAAGAAGGCAAGCTATGGGTTGATGAGTTGCTATACCGAACCAACATGACCAACAGCGAAATAGGCAACTTTTACAAGACCCAAAACATAGGTCGGTCAGAAATCATTTGTGATAGTGCTGAGCCGAAGTCAATCGAGGAATTAAGGAGGCAAGGATTTAATGTACATCCTGCAATGAAAGGACCTGATAGTATTAAGATAGGTATTGACATATTGAAGCGTTACGAGATAATGGTAACTAAACGGTCAACTAATTTAATAAAGGAGTTAAGGTCATATCTTTGGGAAACAGACCGAGATGGAAAGTTAACCGGCAAACCAATCGACCATAACAACCACGCAATAGATGCACTAAGGTACATAGGATTAAACAAACTTAACAACCGACCTGCTGGCAAGTACGCCACCATAGGAATAAGTTAAGCATTATTCGGCTTATTGTATATTTATAGGTATGATAAGCAAATATTCAGATTTAACGATAAAGCAGTTCCTTAACTGCAAACTGATTTCGGAAATGCAAACAGATCCGATAGATAGGAACGTGCGCTTACTTGCAGAGGTGAGTGGTAAGAGTGTTGATGAAATCGAAAGCCTACCATTGACCGAACTAAAAGCCAAACTAAAATACTTAGCTAACATAGAAGACTTAGGCGAAGTAGGTAAGGTGCGTATGAAATTTAAAGTTAAGGGCAAATCATTTAAGGTTATTTGGAAAACGCAAGAGTTAACATCAGGTCAATACATCGATGTTTCGCACTTTACTAAAGAACCCGATAAGATTATTTACAATATCCACAATATCTTGGCTGCTATATCAGTACCAATGAAATACGGATTGATACAGCAAAAGTACGATGGGGCAAAGCATAAAGATATAGCCGACCTACTTTACAACCACATGACAATTGCCCAAGCCTATCCGATCATGCTTTTTTTTTGCAAGTACTACGAGGAATTGGACAGCAATATCCTAACCTATTTAGTGGAGGAGGGGAAGAAGGCATTGAAGGAAGTGGAGGCACATTTTACACCAAATACGGTTGGATAGCTTTGATAAATACAATGGCAAATAATGACCGAAGTAAGTGGGATTACTTTTTTGAAATGAACATCATTGAGTTTCTTAACGCAGTTTGTTTTTCTAAGGATAAGGCAGAACACGAACAAAAAGAAATAGAAAGGATAAGGAAACAACATGGCTCGTTTTAGTGATGCAGCAAAAATAGCAACTCAGTTTGGTAGCAGTGATGATGCCGAGCAAGCGTTTGAGAATAGTGCAGAGGCGGTTGTGGTTAATTGGGTAAATCAAGGTGTAATTGAAATGCAGAAGACTTTACAACGTAACTCAACAAGCAGGCGTAACAAGTTAGCGCAGTCATTTGAGATAGTGCCACAAGTAAGTAATGATGGAGTTAACGTAAAAGTAACTACTACTGAAAGCTATTATGACTTTGTGGATAAGGGTGTAAAGAAATCGCCTGTGTTATTTAAAGGCAAAAGTAATCCGACTGAAAACAAAGCACCACTTTCACCTTACTCGTTTAAGAATGTTTACACTTCTAAAGCAATGGTAGATAGTTTTAAACAATGGGCAAGTTTTGCAGGGGCATCATCAAAGGATGCAAGAAGGATTGCATACTTAACAAAGCGTGGAGGTATCAAACCAAAGAACTACATCCAAGCAGCAATCGGAGAAGTACGCGTAAAAGAATTATTACAAGCACTAACCCAAACATTGGGTAGGGTTATAATCGGTCAAGTTAAAAATATACAATAATGCCAATTACATTAGTAGAACAACCACAATCACATACACCTATCTATAATGATATGGTAACAATAATGGGTAGCACAATAGTGAGTAACCCTAAATTTTTATTTTGTTTAGATGTTGAGATAATTATTGAACCAAGTACAACTCAATATTTAGGAAGGCTTAAAACACCAGCAACAGTTGATTTGAATACCTCATTTAGTCGAGGATATTTTAACATAAAAGAATTATTAAAGGCGAGTAACTTTTTTCAGACTAAACGAAATTATTTATTAGCAGATATTTCTCATTCAATAAGGTTAACTCCTGGTGAAGAATACGCAGCAAGTGCAAGTGGTACTCCTGTATACTATCCAAGTTCATCAGTTATTAATTATGTAGGGTTTAATGGTGCGTTAAGGTTAAACGAGTTTAGACAATTTGTTCCAACCGACTTAATTAATACAGGAACAATAGCAGCATCAAGTGGGATAGGTCAGTATATTATGAGCAGTTATACTCAACCTAAAAATATACTAAGGTCAACATTAAATGAATTGACATTCTTATGCAATGGCGGTACGAATACTCGTGCAATAGTTAGCTATTATAATGGTAACGCATTAATAAGTACGCAAACGGTAGCAGTAACAACAGCAAATAAAACCGACATAACAGTTAACGGAAGTTTTAATGCATTACAGGTACCGACAAATGCAACACGTTATACCATAGCACTTGAAAGAATAAGCAACGGAAACGATTTATCGCCAACTTATAGCTACAATTTAGTAGATGCGTGTAGCAAATACCCAACATTAAACGTATACTTTCAAAACAAATGGGGTGGATATGACTCGTTTATCTTCAATAAAAAGTCAACCAAGCGAGATAGCATCAACCGCAAGACCTATCAAAAGCAAGACAGGTATTTTAGTGGGTACAATTCGTATGACCCTGCAATAAGGACTTACGATTCAGAAATTAAAACACGCCACACGTTAAGTACCGATTGGGTAACTGAGGAAGAAATGACTTGGTTAAGTGAGTTAGTGGAATCAAACAACGTTCAGTTTAGTTATGATAGTGAGTTTATACTTGGTAGAAAAGCGGAGGTTACTATTACAGTAACAGAAAACCCTAACCCATCAGGTAGGTGGTTTTTTGACCCATATGGGCAAGAGATGACAGCTACAATGGGAGCAATTAGTTTATCAGCAATCTTCCCAGCATCAAGTGTAACTCAATATGATTTTGCAGATGAGTTTTACTTTGATAAAATTAAACCTGTAATATTAGCAAGTAATTGGGCAACGTATTTTGACATTGACGAAAGTGGAGTTACAAGTGAAGCAATTGTTTTTAAAATGGTTGCAAAACAAAAAGGTACAGCATTTAATTTAACAAGTCCATATGCAGGTTCAGGGGGTATAGTTGGAAGTCAAATGTCTGCATCTAATAATATTTTAGGTATTACAGAGGTATTGCCAACCACTATCCCAATACAAATAGAAGACACATCGTTTGAGTTCAAAACACGAGATAACGATAAATTATTTCAGTTAACAATTAACGCAGTAGAAACATCAGTATATAACAGACAAAACTTATAATGCAAACCACACTATACATAGGAGGGGTTAATGTTGACTTGTTTGAAGATGAGCCAATACTCGTTAACTATTCTTTGACTGATGTTAAAGAGCCTGCAAGCCGTAAGGTATCGCACACTAAAACAATCACGCTACCTAACACGGCAAACAATGCGCAAATATTTAAACAGCTATTTGTAATAAACAAGGATAACTCAATAAGCGGATACGACCCAAACATCCGCGTAGTTGCATTTGTAGAGAATGG